CCGTCTTGAACGCCAAGAGCGTGAGTACGGAATGGGCTTTCTCGCCAGCATCATCTTGGCGGCCATCATCAGCGAGATCGTCAAGAAAATCGTGCAGCGGTGGCTGGATAATCGTGGCGAGATGCTGGAGGCCATGCAGTGACCGACCAAGCAAAGGAAACGCTGTACAGCATTATGGAGCGGTGGGGTTTTCCCACTTTGGTAGCCATTGCTTGCGGCTGGGTGCTTCGCGCCGATGTTTTGCTACCTCTTGTGGAAGAGCACAGGGCTTTCGTGAAGTCATTGAGCGAGACGCAGCGCGAGATCAGCAAGGCCGTGAGCGAGCAGACGCGGTTGCTGTATGCCCTACAGCCTCGAGCAACTGAACAGCAGGAGAACTAAGCCATGGCGATGAGCCCGAGACTACTGAGGCCGCGAGCCACGGGATTTAACCCGAAGAGCATTGCCGGCCTGCAGCTGTGGCTTGACGCCAGCGATGCTTCTTCGGTTGTGCTAAACGGATCAACAGTGAGCCAATGGTCTGATAAAAGCGGCAACGGAAGGAATGCAACGCAAGGCACTGCAAACAACCAGCCGACTTTCTCTGCAGCAGCGAGAAACGGGCGCTCTGTGTTGAGCTTTGATGGCTCAAACGATTCCTTATTAACTTCAAGCTTTTCCATCTCGCAGCCATTCACAATTGCACTTGTCGGAAAAATCAACTCAACGGCCGCAAATGGAAACTTTAGTGACGGCGGCACCAGCGGAAGGGCTGCTGTCTTTTTTACTACGGGCAATGGCGGTCAATGGGCCGCCTTCGCTGGCGTGGCGATTTCAGGAGGCGTTGCAAATACTGATTGGCATGTGTTCCATGCCCATTTCAACGGGTCATCTTCAGCGCTTTATGTGGATGGAACATCTGTGGCGAGCGGTAACGCAGGCACTGATGGATTTAATGGGCTAAGAATCGGAGGCTTTACCGCTTCCATTGCACTGCTCAATGGATCGATTGCGGAAATGTATTGCTACTCAGGGCAATCAACCGCTGATAGTAGGTCAAAAATCACGCAAGGGCTTGGGAAGAAATGGGGAATCACCGTCGCATGAGGTACTTCCGCTGCCTTGCTGGTGACGAAGCCTACGAGCAGATCCGCACCACGCTTGACGCTGTTTGGGGCCACCCAAACGCTGAGACGAAAACACAGACGTGCATTGACCCGGCGAGCGTGGCCCCGCGTGACACGCAGGGCCGCATCATGCTGGCTACGTCTGAGGCATTCTGTGAGTACGCGGCGTCGGAACAGATGCTTGCATCGGTACTCAGTAGCGGCGTGATTGAAGAGATTGACGCGGCCACGTATCTGCAAGAGTTGCCGCAGATTCCCGTACAGTAACCACACCTAGGAGCTACCCATGGCCGACAACCTTCTGAGCCGTAAGAACCGAGACATCGACATTACGCTGCACACGGCCACAGCATCGGCTACCACGCTCGACATGCGTGATGTGGCTGGTGCTGTTGTGACTCTGGGCACCATGAGCACGAACGCCGCGACGCTCCAGATGTGGGTAGGAACGAGCACGGCCGGCACCTTCCGCCGACTCTACAAGTCTGATGGCAGCGTGGCAGACCTCACGCTCTCTGCCTCGAGCACGGACGGGCGAGCGTATGCCCTGCCAGATGAAGTCTTTGGCACCGAGTACCTGAAGATCGTCTCGGCCACGACCAACAGCACGGGCACCGCTGGCGTGGTCATGCTGAAGAGCTGACGTGCCTACAAAGATACCCAGCCATAGGCCGCTGCGTCTTGGCCCTCGCATGCGAGAGGCCAGGCCCAACGCGGCAGCCCGTGGCTATTGCTCAGCCGCTCACAAGGCGTGGAGGCAAGCGGTGCTGAACCGATGCCACTGGCAATGCGTTGACTGCGGCCGTGTGGCCTATGGGCGTGAGATGCACGCTGACCATGTAGTACCAGTGAGCGTGGCCCCTGACCTGCGGTATGACGTGACCAACGGAGCGGCCCGGTGCGTGTCGTGCCACAGCCGAAAGACGAATAGTGAACGCTTGACTACCACGTAAACCCATGTACCCTACGCATAAACCACAAGGAGGTGGATATGGCGTGCCAGGGTTGCGGTTCTGATTGGGTGACTGGTGGCAATGTCTTAAGGCCGTTCGCCAACGGAAAGCACTGCACTTCTTGTCCGCACTGCTGCAGGCTTTCAAGGTGCAAGGAGCGGAAGCGTGGCCGATGGAATGGGCCGAAAGGCCAGCCATTCCTGCCGAGCGTTTTCAAGAAGGAGCGAAAGAGGACCAACAAGACCAGCAAGCATTGCGCATATTGCTCTAAGAAGCTGACTTACTCCCAACCAAAGTATTGCAGCAGAAAATGCTTCAACGACGCCCGTAAGTGCGGAAAGCAGTCGTGGGACAGGACGAGCCAGCTAGAGGGCGTCTATCACCGTGGTGGAAGGTGGAAGAACTCGCCCAGCAAGAAGTACATAGAGAGCGTGAGCAACCTTGACGCATGGCTAATCAAGATGTCAGGCCTGTGGGAGGTGATGATTGAGCAGAACGCCAATCATTCAAAGGAATGCGAAACGTGCGGCGGCCGCATTCGTGACCCACAGAATGCAGGCATGGGCAGGTTTTGTTCTCGTGCGTGCGTGAAAGCATGGAGAGGTGTTAGGTTGTGTAAGTGCGGCAATGAGGTGCCTAACTCGTCCGCTCATGGCAAGCCATCGTGCAACGACTGCAAGCGCGAATCCAGGCGTCTGCGTAAGCGCATGTACGGTTGTTACCGCCGCCGCTGCAAGACTTATGGCGGACACTACAACCCGGCTGTAAAGCCACGCGATGTCTTTGAGCGAGACAGGTGGAGATGCCACATCTGCGGCAAGAAGACATCAAAGACTTTCAGTCTCAGCGATCCCAGGTCTGCAACTGTTGACCATCACCCCGTACCATTAAGCAAGGGCGGCGACCACGACTGGCACAACGTCAGGTGCTGCTGCTTTGCGTGCAATACATCAAAGGGCAGCAAGTGGGACGGCCAGAAGTTACTTCGCATGCGTTAACCTAGGTAAGGGCGGGTCTGCGAGCGCCGGCAGCGTTTGAGGAAAACCAGAAGTTCCTGCTTCTGTAGGCAGGGCCGAAATTGGGAGTTTGAACATGGGCAAGGGCCGCAAGCCGACGCCTAAACCGCTGCTTAAGCTTCGCGGCGCTCGCGTTAGAGGTCCGCACAAGTCCGGCATTGACGCCGCTCCAGGCATTCCGCCCGCTCCGCACTGGCTCTCGGATCTCGCCCGCGAGGAGTGGGAGCGGATCGTGCCAATGCTTGAGGCGTCCAAGGTGATGAGCCCCAGGCACCAGCAGACGCTGGCCGCTTACTGCGATTCGCTGGCGGACATGATTGAGGCAGATCGTGAGCTCAAGGCAAACGGGGCCACGTTCATGGACGATCGCGGTAGGGTAAGCAATCACCCGGCGTGGAACCGCAAACGCGACGCGAGAAACCAGATGCTGAAGTTCGCGGCCGAGTTCGGCCTGACGGCCTCGGCGTTGGCCCGCGTTTCGGCGGTTGAGAATGGCCCGCAATCAGACGAAGAAGACGCCCGCATGTTCGCTTGAGCACCCGTGCGAAAAGTGCTCCTCGTGTCTGGCGGTGCGTTTCTTCCACAAGCACCTGACACACGCCAAGGGCGAGCTCGGCGGCAAGCCGTTCACGCTTGAGCCGTGGCAGCAGGACTACGTGCGAAAGCTCTTCGCAACAGAGGGCGACGTGCGAAAAGTCCGCACCAGCCTGCTGGCGATTCCGCGCAAAAATGGGAAGAGCAGCCTATGTGCTGGAATCGCCCTCAAGCTGCTGATGGAGAACGAGCCCGGCTGTGAAGTCTATTCGTGCGCGGCCTCACGCGATCAGGCCCGGCTCGTTTTTGACATGGCCCGCGTCTACGTCGAGCAGTCGCCGGTTCTGCGTCAGCATCTCAAGGTTTACCGGAACGCGATCGTGCGAGAGGCGACGCACGGCACGTACAAGGCGTTGAGTGCGGAGGCTGGTATTCAACACGGGCTCTCCGCTCACGGCGTGATATTCGATGAACTGCACGTCTCTAACCGCGAGATGTGGGAAGTGATGCTCAGCAGCCAGGGTGCTCGGCGTCAGCCGCTCACGGTGGCGCTCACGACGGCAGGCTTTGACCGCAAGAGCGTCTGCTGGGAAATCTGGAAATACGCAGAGGCTGTGGCCGCCGGCACGGTGAAAGACGATACGTTTCTGCCAGCCATCTATGCCGCACCGATTGAGGCCGATTGGAAGGACGAAAAAACGTGGGAGCGTGCCAACCCCAACCTAGGCGTCTCGGTGCGCATGGACTTCCTGCGAAGCGAATGTGCTCGAGCGGTTGAGATGCCAACGTATGAGAACACTTTCCGGCAGCTGTACTTGAACCAGTGGACAGAGCAGAGCACGAGGTGGCTGCGAATGGATCACTGGGCGCAGGGCGACAAGCCTTGTCCTGTGGATCTTGCGGGCCGCGAGTGCTGGGCCGGGCTGGACTTGGCCACCACGTTTGACACCACGGCCTTGGTGCTGCTGTTTCCGCTTGATGATGGCACGTTCTGGATTGAGCCGCACTTCTGGATCCCGAGCGAAAACGCCCGCCAGAGAGAGCGACGCGACAAAGTGCCGTACCTAACGTGGCATCGGCAGGGGCATCTGAACATGACCGATGGCAACGTCACAGACTTCGATCAGGTGCGTTCAGACATCAACGCCATCGCCAGCAAGTACAAGCTGTGCGGCATCGGCCTAGACCCGTGGAACTCCGCGCAACTCGGCCAACAACTGCAAGGCGACGGCCTTCCCATGGCAGACTTTCGACAGGGCTATGGCTCTCTGTCGGCACCTAGCAAGCAGCTGGAGAACCTTGTTGTGAGCGGGAAGGTGCTGCACGGTGGGCACCCAGTGCTGTCGTGGCAGGCTTCCAACGTGGCCATCCAGCAGGATTCCGCAGCCGGAAACATTAAGCCAAGCAAGGCCAAGAGCACAGAACGCATAGACGGCATC